ACCATTTAGGTAAATGTTCATATGCAAGTTGCAGTCTACCTAACAAATCTCTCGCAGTTGCAGCTTTGTTCGCAAGGATTGCCACGTTCACGGTTGGGTTGAATAAAACATAGTGAAGTAGGTATGCGATAATAGTGGTTGATTTACCCGACTGTCTAGGAAGTTTGCATATTGTGAAACGATTATTATGAAACGTACCTATCATCTCTTTTTGAAAGTCATAGAGCTTGAACGGCACCAAACCCTCGTCTAGTGATACGATCATGATATAGTTCTGTATAAAATATTGGGGATCATCCATGCACTTCTTGTATTCTTGAAGTTCCTCTTTTGTCCACTCTTGTTGAACGTTGGCCTTTTTGAGGTTTGGATTTCCTAAGTAATTTTGTTCCATGATATTATTTAGATAAAAGATGTGTTCCGTTGTACATCGGGTGATTTTGTTCTATTGAACCAACAGAGCTCCAAATGTGCATCGGACTACACAATAGTGAAGTTTCATCTGTAACAAAATGATGAGGGCACATTTTCTCTAACATTAAGACATCACCCCTTTCAATATCAAGTTCTGTTCTATTTGTACCCAAACCATATATGCAAGTTGCTGAACCATCTAACACATATACTATTCTAACTGTAGAGTGTATATGCTCCTCTTGTTCAGAACTGCCTGCGGGCATATACAACAACTGCATGGTTGGATCACCCAGTCTTATTGGTGGTAGTAGTGAGTCTGTTGAGCATCCATTTATATACGGTAGATTTGTTCCCAAAATCTGTGCAGTTCTATTGGGGGGTGAGTATCCCTTTATTACTATGCACACTCTTTCGCTATTGACCTTACACGGGCCTCTCTTTGTACACCCATACCATTGACCGTCAACAAACTTATAAAACCATGCACTATCTCCACTGTCAACATGCACTAATTGTTCTCCAATGAAAGTGGTGTAGCTATACAAATCATCGTAATCACTTCTCCACACACCACCGTCAATATCACTTATCACTACTGCTTCAGACATTTTTTCCAAATCTCCTGTGGAATAGAATCTTTATTACGCCAAAAACTACCATCCTCTAACATAAATTTAATCCTGTTTGGATTTGCTCTCTGTTTCTTTCTATAGTCATAGTTGTAATCATTGTTGGCTGCACCAGCCAAAATCTTAATTAAGGATGGTTCTTTGGTTTTACTCTTTCTGTAGTCTTCATCTTTTATATATTTGTTTATATACTCTTTTGCTGGTTGTTTGTAAGTCTCCCAAGTCCCACTGTGTTTTTCATTGTGATTGACAATTGACCATCTTTGAAAATTTTCTGTATTAAAAAAACTTACAGTGGACTGCCAGTGAGGTGTTTTTGAATAAGTTAAAACCATACGAATGTCAACATCTTGCCACTTAAAACAAAAGTTCATCCACCAGAACAAATCAAATATTGTTTTTATTTCAATGGGAGCATAGTCCACATGTGTGAATAAAACCTCTGCTAAGTTCTCTCGTTTTTCTTCAAACTTTTCCTTCGTCATGGTTGACATCAAATCTGTCGGGTAACGAGATAATAATTTTTCTGCTTCCCATGTAAAGATACTCTCCCAATCGTCAGTATGTTTATCTAAGTTTGCGTGTAACGCATCACTACCAAAACACTGATCACCGCACTCACCTGTAACTTTAATTACACTGCTATCATTAAATAAACTTTCAACCAACATATCTTTGTATGGTAAAGGATCACTTGTGTTTTTTACCATCTTTTCCCACATTAAAGGAAACTCCTCTATGGAGTCTTTAGTGTATCGTATGTTTAATACGTCATTATCAGATTTAGTCTCTAACAGTGCAATCAAAGCTCCACTGCTGTCAATGCCACCACTCCAAAATAATTCTATAGGTTTACCTATCTTCCACAAGTTTATGGCTGCATCCATGCAACAGTCTTCAAATGTCATGTTAAAATTATTTGTGGTTGGGATGGGTTCATACATCATGTTTAGTGGATTGAACTCTCCTGTTCTGTCCACGGGCATATATGCATGAACCACTTGACCGACTTGAAAAATTGGGTATCTTTGGACTACATCATCAAAAATATCTGGTTTAAAGTATTTCACTCTCATTATATAATTTACTATTCATTCAATTCATTATTCCACCATGTTATTTCTGGCTCAACCTTTCCGTCCTCAATTATCTTTCGTATCCTCTTATCATACTCTTCTTTAGTTGGAGGTGCGTCACCGTTTACACCATCAATAACAAATTGAACGGTTGCAGCTGCAATGGTTAGACTCGCACACTTACCTATCACTAGTCCGTTCAACTCGTCTATCATAATAGTAGGTGATGCTAACTTAAATTTTGCCACCATATCATGTGGTACTTTGAAATACAAACCACCCTCTACATATATTTTAGCAGGGTAAGGATGTAATTTATTTGTGTTGGAGTCAACTATGCGAACAATATCAAACCCATCAATATCTAAAAACGTTACAGAGTACCCCTCTCCTGTTTCTGGATTTTTTTCTACATAGTCAGGTGACCCAAACTTATCCATTAATTTTTGTGCAAATTCTCTAGGCCCTTTATATTTCCAGTTACCTATATCAGCATCTTCTTTTAAAAAAGTTCTAAATGTTTTCATTGACATAGTACCCCACTCTTACATCTGACAAGTTACCGTCTGCTTCATACTTAAAACTTTCTGGATGAAAGTTTGGAAGAAATGGTAAATGTTCGTATTCTTTGTAGTCTTCACCTTTCCACACAGGAATAATCTTTGTTCCCACATTGTAGCTCCATGCCACATCATTTCCACTTCGTAAATGTATTTCTAAAATATTTACGTCTTTTGTTTCTATATTTAGGTATTTTTCTGTTTCTATATCGTGAATCCACTCTGGCAAAACATCAACAGAAAAGGGAAAGTCTGTGACCTCCCATTCTTTAAACTTTGTAAGATTATCTGTGCTGAAGTGCGTGCCCCTCATACAACAAAATGGCTCCCACTTATTACCGTTCTTGATAAAGTCTATACTATAGTGCGTTCCATCCAACCACTCACACCAAAAATGGCCTGGCGGTATATACTTATGATGAATCATTGCCTCACCATGAAGATTAACATTAAAAAACTTTTTACATGCGCCAATACCCATGCCATATAAGTTATAGATGGGTCTTACGATATAGTAACCAGTTTCTTTGATTGGAACACAAGCAGGGCCGCAATCATATCCTAATTTAGATGACAAGTCTAATTTGTTAAACAACCATCTATATTGAGGATATGCATCCCAAGCTTCATAATCTTCTTCAATCATCACTCTTTAACATTTTTTGTAACTCTGCGGTGCTACCAACGAACAATGCGTTTGTTACATTTTTAGGTGCGTTGTTTGGAACCTCTTTGAGTTTTTTCATTTTCTCTTGAAGGTCACCAAGTTTTTCAGTGACATCAGCCACTTGTTTAATAAGGTTCCCTGCGACTTCGTATGCTCGTGGATGATCCGATTCTTTGGCGAGCTCCAAAATGCCTTCCACTGCATCCGTTCCTCTTTCGACCAAATTGTAGAAGTTTTGTCGTTGGTATTCATAATCTTTCTCCATATCAGTGAGATCACCAAAGTCCTCTTGTGCGTGAGGATGATCTAAAACACTAACTGGAAATTTTGTTTTGCTTGGATATCCTTGACTTGGTTTGTAAATTTTCTGACCGTCACCATCATACTCCCAAACTCTTTTGTCTGGGTCAGGGTCTATCCCTAATGCCTCATCAATTTTTTCATTCATATTTTCACCTTAATCTGGAGCGTCTTGGAAAAAAGAAGTTGTCTCACTGAAACCAAAATCATCATCTGCTGACGCAGTGATTGGATCAGGTTTTGCTTGATATCTCTGCTCTCTTTTTGGTGAGTTGTCTGGTAGATCAGTGAATTGATCAACTGTGACAGTTTTGATAACACCAGAAGAGGTAACAGGGCCATACAAATAAAACTTAGCAGTAAAGTCTAATGTATAGATGATTGCTCTTCTTGTTGTAAAGTCTCCCTCGTAATCATCCTCATAACTTATACTATTCAACACGACAGGGACATCTCTTTTTGAACTCATATCTGGCATGTCATTGATAGTCAGGGTGTAGTCTGGTTGAAAGAATGGTAAAATTTGTTCCACTATTTGTAGGGCATCATCTGAGTTTTTAGATAAAATATAGAGCTGAAACCCAAGGTTATATGGGACTGGCATGAACTGAGTTTCAAGTTGATTACTGTCCCCTGTTTTAGTTTTCTTAAACTTTTGAACCCTGTTTAGTTTTCTAGTCGGGTCATAAGTCAAACCATTTATTTCAAACCCGATACGAGGTAACGTGATCGCAACCTGTTTTGTTAAGTCAGGGTCTTCTCGCAAACGGACTAAGAACTTTTGTCTTGGCCCATATGCTAAAGGAACTTTCATTGACTGTGTTACTTTACCATCATTGTCTTTACGAACTAAATTAATATTGTTAAAAAGCGTTCCAAACGCAACGACAACTTTTCTTGTTGTCTCATGATAAAACTGTTGTCCTAACATTATCCCTTACTCCCTGCATCACCAAATGGATTGCTTTCACTAAAATCTAATACATCATCGTCAAGAGTATCAAACAACTCATTTTGAGCTGTATTATCTAAACTATTAGTATTTGCACCACCTGTCCCTATTATATAGTCCTCTTGTAATAAGAACTCTCCAGTCTCCATAAGCAAACTCTCACCAACAGAAGTTGAGTCATCTTCACCTATGATGTTGTCACTGTCTGTTTCATCCTTCAGTAAACCTCTAGTCGTAGCAGTGTCATGTATTCTAATCGGTTCATTGACCGCACTTGATTGTTCCAAGGTAAACTGGAAGAACATTGCGTCAACCGACAATGCGTCTTCAATCGCATCAATGTCAGTGACACCAGTATCAAGCACTTCTGAGCTATAATCAAACGTGCGACATTGCAATTTAAATACTGGATTATTATCAAGTTGATGAAACGGTTCATCGTGATCTACAAAGTTCACCTCAAATATTTTTTTGAGGACAGGATGAAAAATTAAGTCTCCCTCCAAGGGTCTGTCAGAGTCAGATGCGTCTGTTTCGTTAAGAAGATAGAAGTCAGTTCCCTCAAAGACAATCGCATTGCCTGTCTGGTCTATCGTCCCATCTTCCAATAATATAGCACCACCAGTCGTGTCTGTCCCATCTTCAATTGTGAACTGTTTTGTTAGTTCTTGAAATCTATGTTTTGCAACAACGAATGTCAACTCGCTCAGGTCTTGCAACCCAAACTTATTCATAAGTTCTTTTTCACCCTGATATCCACCCTCTGCGTTTTCTACATACATCTCTATTTTTGCAGAGTTTCTAAACTTAGATAGAGCATCCTCACCAAAGACGGTATCCTCAGCAGTTATAGTTCTGTCAACGTAATGCACATCATGACCAAATGCTTGAATTGCTTCTGCAACTAAGTCACGATATAAATTTTGTTCAGAGGTAATCGCAGTTCTATTACTAGTATGAAATATTGAGTTAACGGCCATAAAGTTATCCTATCATATAATTTACTGGTAACTCAAATGCGAGTTGAATTTGTTCTTCTAACTTTTCTAGTTCCTCTTGTGCTTGGGAATAAATGGCCTCACCATTCATGGTGACACCTCCCAACATGGATACACCATTGAATTTGGAAAGGTTCGCACCCCACTGTCTTTTTATCAGTGCGGTGGCATATCTTTTTAGGTACATATCATTGAAAACATCTGTGTACGTTGTTGGGTCAAGTTTTCTATAACACTCAATGATTATGAACTCATCCACTTTGATATCGTTGTTCCAATCCATATCTAAGTATAGTCTCTGTTGATGTTGACTAAATCGGATAGGGACTTCTCCAACCAAAACATGTTCTAAAAAGTCCAGATGTTTTAACGTCATCTCGTATTCCAT